TTGGTCGGTATCTGCTTTCTCGTTCCGTTTCCAGTCTTCGTGCATTTCGTTCTCCTTTCAATCACCGTGGCATAACACGGCGTTCGTGCGGGACCGGCTTTCAGCCGGCCCCACAACTCATGCGTTATGGTCATCCCGCCAGCGTTGATCCGCTGCCAGTAAAGACCGCTGCCCGTCGTAGTACATGCTTGCCAGTGCGGTCTGGAAATCCATCCCGCCCTTGATCTCCCAACAATGTCCGTCAGGCATGGTCACAACCCAATGCCAAAGGTGGTCTGGTGCAATGCTCCGGGAAAGTGTGAGCGTGCAATGGGCGTGCAGCCGTTGGCACCGATGCGCGCAGTCAGTCATCGTTTCCACCATAACTATCGCTTCCAGCCGATTCGCCTACGCTGCGCTCCGGCTCTCGGCTGAAGCTGGCGTTAGAGCGCAAGTCCCGCTCCAGCATGATCCCCACCTCTCCACCGCGCTTCGGATCGCACCCGCAGGCACCGAATGCAGACGCCAACTCGGGCCGATCCTTGAGCACCGAAAACGGAACGCAACGGTACGCCGTCGCGTTGTGGTTGTGCTTGTGCGCAAATCCACACCAGCACAGGTCTTCCGGTCCCATCGCTACCGTACTCGCTCCGCAATCGGCGCAACGGAATACCGGGTTCCCGCCAGGCGTCATGCCGGCACCAGAGGCGCTGCGAAGAATCCGCCCGCCGCATTTCTTGCACAGGTGGTCTTCCAACACCCATGTCATTTTTGCCATGTTCTTCTCCTTGGTGTTGCGCTCTAACTTGAACGTTGTGCGTCAAACCTCGAACGCTGCCGCCGCCGCGAAGCTCACCTTGAAGCCGCTCGCATTTCGGTGCCCGCCGCCACCGTACTGCTTCGCCACCTCGGAGACATCGACGCCTTCGTCGTTCGAGCGCAGGCTGAAAACCCGGCCCTCGGGCGTGTCCCAATAGCAGGCAGCAAACGGGCGGCCCTTTGCCATCTCGTGCCCGGCGTCGCTGCTCATCGTGTAGGGCAGGTTCGCCACCGGCACGCGGTGCCCGCCGATGACCATTTCCCGCGTCGTCACGCCGAGCAGTTCCCGAATGTCCTTGAAGTGTTTGCGCTCGATCGCTTCGCCCTCGGCCGCCAGTGCTGCCGGCGCCGCCGCCATGAGCGTGTCCCACACCTGGAAGTCATAGGGAAAGGAAAAGACATTCGCCTGAATCTGGCGCGTGTTATGCAGCGCGAAGCGCCACAGGTCGCGGTCCTCGATGTGCAGCAGGAGCGGCGGCGGGGCCTCGCCGGGAAAGAAGTGCTCCCACGTCAGCATGGCGCCGCTGCGGCCCATGTCGAACTTGGCCGTCACGTTCGCCGGCAGGTCGATCAAGTCTTCCACTGCCGTCTTGTGGTGGTCGAGGATCAAGATGCTGTTGGCCTTCTCTGCCATCTCCAGCAGCACCGGGCGCTTGTAGCTGAAATCCACCATCACCACGTCTTTGCCGGTCACGTCGGGCGGCGGCTCCTGGTACTTCGCGCCGTGAAAGTCAATCTCGCCGAGCGCCTTGCGAACAACCCACGCGGCCCCAAAGCCATCGGCACAATTGCCGTGGTAGATACACATGCTCATTTGTCTGTCCTTTCGTTGTAGTTACCGTTTGACGCACAACTCGGCGTTAGAAGGCACCGAGCATGCCGGGCATGGCAACTCAATCGGGCTGCGGAAACTCTCAGGGTCAATCCCGGTTCCTTCGCAATACACACATGCCTGGCGCTTGTGCTGGCACTCCGCATCGCGTCCGCAATACACGCCGCCAACAATCACGGAGCCGCACATCACGCCGGGTCGAACCATTCCTTTTACTGCGCATTTTGGTTTTTTCATTTTTCGTTCCTTTTCCACGTTGACCGTAGCAGTGACTTCTAACCCAACGGTGCAGGCGACCTTGCGCAAACACCCGCGCAAGGCTCCTGACCTAGTGCGTTAGTCGTAACAAGATTTCGGCACATGGCCGGCCAAATAGCGGCTGGTAAGGCCATTTCACCCCCACCCCAACATCTTCACATCCACGTTTTGCCCGGATATTTGCAGCATCAACCCCTTCGGCGGTTCCTGCCCGGCCGTCTTGTCGATGTTGAACACCTGGCGCTCGCGCTCAACCAGGCGGTCGAACGCATCCACCAACTTCTTCGCCCCGTCGATCCGCGATGGCAAGCTAATCACCTTGCGGTACACCTCGTTTAGCCGGTCGATGCCCTTCTCGTCCGGCGCATGCAGCAACTCCCCCAACTGCTCGTAGAGTTCACGGTAACCAGTCTGGTGCGCCAACTCACCCATGAGATCGTTCACCAGATCACGCAGTTTCACCACGTCCTGGCGCTGGCCGAGGATTACATCCGTAATGAGCTTGACGTTCGCGTCAATAACCTGCTTCTCGGTTACCAAACGGGCCTCTTTGGTAGCTTCCCTGGTAACCGCTGCTTTGGTAACCGCCTCTTCGGTCTTCGCTTGTATCCTGGCGGACAAGTCGCGAGTCCACTCGTCCTTGCGCGCACGCTTCTGGATGGACACATGGCTGATGCCATGCTCATCGCCGATAGCCCGCAGGGTCTTCACCCCGGCGCGATAGTCCGCCTCGATGGCGATCCAATCAGGCGCTTTGGCTATGTTCACCGCTCCACCCTCGCCCGATACCGCAGGTAATGCAGATGCCGGCCATCATCCGGCAGGCACTCGATGCAGCCGATGTTGCGGAGATAGCGCACCGCCCAGGCAACGGCCCCGCGCCCGGAGCCGCAGTGCCGGCGCAACTCCCAGGCTTGCAGTGGGGTTGGGTACACCGCCAGGAGAGCGCGGTAGACGCGGTAGGTCGCCGAGCCGTGTTGCAGCATGCCCTTGTGCGGGTTGGGCCGGCAGGCGTTCGGGTGCTGGGTGGCAGCGGCGCACTGGGCAAGCTGCATGGCCATGGATTCAAACACGGTGGGCATGGGAGTCTCCTTTCCCGGCTAACTTCGGCTTGAAGTCGGCGCACTTCACACCGACCGGCTTGTGGTAGAGGGTGCAGAAATCCCAACGGCCCAGGAGTCCAACTCGGGCTTTGCAGTGGCGGCAGGATTGGCAGGTTCTCATAGCTCGGCCCTGGACTTCCGGCGCACCGAGGTGACCTGGGGAGGCACGTACTGCCCGGCGAAGTTTTCAAACCGCACCACATCAGCCCGGAACACCACGGGCACCATGCCGGTTTCGCCGTGGCGGTTCTTGCGGATCAACACTTCGCAGATGCCTTTGTGTTCCGAATCTTTGTCGTACACCTCGTCGCGGTACAACATCAGAATCGCGTCTGCGTCCTGCTCCACGGCGCCGGACTCGCGCAGATCCGACTGGAGCGGCCGGCGGTCGCCTCGGTCCTCGACCTTCCGGTTGAGTTGGCTCAAAGCCAGGATCGGGCAGCCTAGTTGCTTGGCGGTGAGCTTGAGGGCGCGGGTAACGCGGGCTATTTCCTGCTCGCGTGTATCGCCTTCCGATTGAACCAGGCCGATGTAATCCACCACGACTGCGCCGATTCCACCGTGGCGGCGCTTGAAGGCGCGCATCGTCGAGAGGATTTGCCCGAGGCTGGTAGAGTGGTCGTCGATGTACACGGGCATACCCTGGACGCTGCCCAGCGCGGCGGTGAGCCCGGTCCAGTCCTCGTCATGGAAGTCCGCGCTGCGGAATTTTTTGAGGTTCACGCGCCCAGCCGACGACAGAATTCGGTCAACCAGTTGACCTGCTGACATTTCCAAGCTGAAGAATAAGCCGGGTCGGTCGGAGCTGGACATCGACTCGATCAGTTGCATGGCGAAGGCGCTCTTTCCCATGCCGGGCCTTCCGGCGATCACCACCAGGTCTCCAGGGCGGATCTTGCCCAACTTCTCGTCCAGGTCCGTCAGGCCCGTTCCAAGGCCATCATCATTGCCGGAGTAGCGGTCATCGAGCACATTCAGGCGCTCGCGGGCGATGTCCATCACATGCACTGGGGCGCTGGTCTCCGCTTTGGCGCCGATGGACATAATTCGGTCCTGGGCCATACCCAACACTTCGGCCACGTCCTGGCCGCCCTCGATGCCCTTGCTGATCTCCGAGAGCGCGGCCATCAACTTGCGTCGCACCGAGCGATCCAGCACCGCCTTGGCGTAGCGGCTGATGTTGGCGGCGCTCGGGGTGTTGTGCACGATCTCGGTGAGGTAGGACAACCCGCCCACCCTGTCCAGGTCTCCGCGCCGCTCCAGGGTTTCTGCCACGGTCAACACATCCACCGTTTCACCGGCGTCACGCATCGCGCGCAGGGTGCGCCAGGTGATGGCGTGACCCAGGTTGGCGAAGTCATCAGGCGCCAGCGGCACGTCGTCCGTGCGCTCCGGGTCCAACAGCGCCGCGCCGATCACGCTCTGCTCGCTTGCGATTGCGTTGATGTCCATCACGCCACCACCTTTTCAGCCATCCTGCCCTTGCTCGTCAGCACCGCCCTGCCGTGTTCGTCCAGCGTCCACAACCCCAGCCAGTTTTCCTCGATGCAGTTGCGGAACGCCTGGCGCCAATCCCGGTATCGCTTGGTGGCCCGACCTCCCGACGAGCCGTACTTGCGGGCGAACTCCTGCCAGGCCAGGACGATAGAGTCCTCGGGGATACCAACTTTTTCGGCGTACTCCCAGACCGGGCGGTAATCGCCAATCGGGCGTTCGTTGTGGGACTTGCACCGCTCCAGGAAGGTGCTCAAGGAGATCGCCGAACCGTTCACGGGTTTTGTGCAAACAGGTTCAGGATGGGCACCACCGACTTGCTCGGGGGTGCTTATTCTTTTCTTCTCTGTCTCTGTCTCTGTCTCTGTCTCTATGGCGTTACTTGTCGGTTGCTGTAACGTTACATCGTCGTTACCGGCTTTCTTTTTGTTTGCCCGATGCCTCGCAACCCGCTCTGCGCTTGAATCTGAGTCGAACTGTCGTTTTTCCCAAGATGCGGGTTTGTTGTCCTGCGTGATGATCCCTTTGTCCAGAAGTCGCGCCTTGGTCTCCATCCATTCGGATTCCGTAACACGCAAAACAAACGCCACTTCTGTTTCGTGTAACGTTACATCACCGTTACTGCAACGCAGGCATAACAACATGACAAAGCGGCGTTGATCGACCTCGGAAAGCATCTGCACCTTCGGGTCATTGGCGAACTCCGCGTACATCCTGAACCATGTGGCAGGCTTGTCTGTTCTCATCTCAACCACCGATTTGGTTTGTGGGGTGCGGGTAGTCCTGAATCGGCAGGACAAGGGAGCGACCCCGTTCCCCGCATTGATCGGAACGCGCCAACCGCTCACGCAGCAGCGCATGGAAAACAAATCCAAGTTCCCTGGCCTCGCTACGCCGGAACTCGTTGAACGCCTTGGTGGTGGCTTCACGCATGGCATCAATGCAACGGTCAAGGTCAGCGTCATTCATGCCACGATCTCCATCTGCCTGGATGCCACCACGATGGGTTCCACCGTCACCACCGCCCTGGCCTGGCCATCCGGCTCCATGCGTTCAGCGGAAAGCTTCCAGACTTGCCGGTCATCCTCGTAGGCGATCCCCTTGAGGGCGTCGATGGTCACTTTGAGCGCGTTGTCCAGGTCGATGCTGCGCACCCGCTCATCCCATCCCTCGCCGAGCTTGCGCATGCGCTGCGCGGCGTCCTGGGGCATGGCCGGGTACAGCTCGATGTGGACATTCACCCGGCCACCCAGCGGCGCGCGCAGGCCGGCGGCCTTGGCCAGCCAACCAACTTCCGACTTGTAGCTCTTAGCCTCTTCGGAGAGCACCACGATGGCGCGGTTGTGGCCCCTGGGCACATAACTGCGCCAATAACGGTTCGTGGAAACCGGGTAGGGAATGGATAGCCTCATTTGCTCCCCCACTTCTCCAGCACCTTCGCCTTCACCTTCTCCCGGAACTTCTCCGGCAGCGCCTCGATGGCCCGGCGGCGCTGTTCGCGCGTCGGAAGCCGCATGATGTCGGCCGCGTAACCATCCACGAACGCCGCGTAGCAGGCATCCAGGTATTCCTGGCTCCATGTCGGGTTGCCGGCGTTCTCGCGGGCGATGGCGCAGTGGTTCATGTCAGCGCCGCCAGGGTGTTGTTCAACGCCTTCATCTCATCCAGGCGCATGACGTTCCACATGGCTTTCTCGCCGTGGATACCGTTGCGGCTGCCTTGGTGGCAGTCCTTGCACAAAGGGATGGCCAGGTAATGCAAGCCCTGGACGATGTGATGGGCATCCGATGGGCCGACCGCGCCGCACACCGCGCAGGGCATTTCCTTGATGCGGTGCAGGTGCTTTTTGTCGCGGACGGTGAGGTGCTTGGAGTTCATTCACCAAACTCCGCCAGCACCGTCTCCACCATCCCCATGCCCGCGTCATCATCCAGATGGGGCCAGAGAAACCGCGTCGCGTAGGTGGAGCGCAGGAAGGTGATGATGGCCTGGGCCACCGGCTCGAAGTCGGCTTGATCCAGGGTTGCCCAGTTGATCGACTTGGGTAGGGCCACGGGCTTGCCCTTCGGGCCGGGCACCAGATCCACATACCCGGCGCCGGTCTTGAGCCAGGCAATCAGATGCTCAATGTCCTGGAACTGCTCCTGGGATTCCAGTAGTGTGTTCAACAGGGCGAAGAAACGGCGGTGATATGGCGCACTGCGCGGCTCCTGCCACGAGAACAACAGGGAGCCGTCGCCGATGGTGTCCAGGCGCTTGCGGAATTTCGCGTAGGCACGCTTGTCCCGATCGGACATGCCTTCCAGTTTGCCGTCCTTGTCGCGCTGTAGGATGACGGTGGGCATCAGTCTTCCGCCTTCCAGGCTGCCGGCGGCTCGCCTTTGAACTCTGGGAACAGGAAGTCACGCGGGGAACACACCGGGCCTTCGGCGCCGCACCATCCACATTTCCCGTTCCACATGCCGACGGCCTGGCTATGGCGTGGCCGACCATACCGCTTGCCGCAGTCCAGACAGATTTCGTGGGGGTAGTAGCGTTGACTCATGCCGGCCTCCGTCGATAAACCACCTTGCCGTCCACCACCAGCGTATCCGCCCCGCCGAAATTCCTGGAGGTATGCACACGCCAAGCGTATTGGCCATAAAGCGCTTTGAGTTTGGCGCGGCGCTTGCGTTGTTTTTCCGCGTTGGTCACGGGCGGCAGGCAAGCTGCGTCACCCTTGCCCTCGCAGGCCCATCCGTAGAGCGCCTGGGGCGTGGACCCCGTGCGGCGGTAGGCGGCGATGCGCAGGATGCCGGCCGCATGCAGTTTGTTGAGTGTGTCCTTCACCACGCCACGGTCACAGAAGATCGTTTCGGCCAAGTCATTGTCCGCATGCCGGCCGGGATGGGCTTCCATGTACTCAAGGATGCGGCGCATGGCCGGCGCCATGCGCTGGCGCAAGCGCCTGTCCAGGATGTAACCCTCGCGGGTGATGAAGGATTGCATCTTGCGCCCCTATTCGGTCCGGTTCGCGCCTTCACCGCTTCCGGTGGGCGGTCTACGCGAGTCGCCTTGTTCTTGGCTGTTGGTTGGGTGATCGGGACACGCCGAAGCGAGGCCCTGGAAGAAAAAAGCCCGCCCCGTCGGGGGCAGGCAAAAACCGCCATTGCGGCGGTCAGGGAGGTTCAGTACATTCGGCCCATCGGAATCAAGGCCATCGCCATGCGCATGCTCGTCATCCTGTTGATACCGCTGGCCGGGTGCTGGAACACGGACAGCCCGGAAGCGCGGCGACAGGCGGCGTTGAGCAAGCTGGACGCCATGGAAGCCATGGAGCGGGGCGACATCATCCGCGCCAGGGCGGAGTGCCAGGCCATCGCGGTGGAAGTGCCCAGTGCCCTGGACGACTGCCTGGGCGCGCTGCGCATCCAGATCGAGATGTCGCAGCAGACCCTCGACGACATCAAGCGACGCCGCCGGGAGTTGTCCGGCAACTGACATCACGCCACCTCCTTGGCGACAGCTTCCGGAACCAGCCGCAAACGCCCCAAGCGCAACGCCGCGCCTAGCACACGATCCACTTGCTCGGGCTTCAGTTCGTCCGGCAACTGGCTGATACGGCCCTCGGTCACACCTAGCGCATCAGCCAGGTCTTTGTGCCGATACCCGAAGAGATTGATGGCTTCCTGTTTGGTCATGGTTAAAGCGTAGCATACTCAAGATGGCTGAAGCATAGCATGCTCAATGGTTATTTCACTAGCCTTGTCCTGGCCGGTTTCGTTGGCGGCCATATAACTTTCGACATATACCGAACTCGGAACCATCAAAGCCGTCATTGCCGCCCTGCGCGGTCAACACCAGTAAAAAATTTTCTCCCGGTACTTGAGTATGCTTTATTTAGCATGCTATATTTGTATCGCCTTCCGGACACCCCCACCAGGAAGACCCAGCAGAAAACGCGCGGATGGTGGCAGGCCCGATGGCTGTAGTGGCAGCAAGGTATCCGGCGCGGACCCCCTCGCGTCGAGGCTGGCAGGATGGGGAAGAACGCAGAGCAGGACAGGCCCGGAGTGCTTTCCGCTCCTCCGCCCGATCTCAGGGTGGGCCGCTAGAGAGAACGGCAGTCCCCAGCCCACGAGGGTAGTCCGATGGGGACCGGAGCCTGGAATTCGTTGCCCTGCGGGAGTCAACAAAACCAGCGAAGCCAAGGGTGCAGCAGACCCCGAGGGCGTGGAAGGCGCCCACCTTTAAGGAGCAGAACATGCCTGAATTTGTGAATGCACTCTGGGACTTGAGAACCTGGTTCGCGCTGATCCTCGGCGTGGCCATCGGCCTGATGGCTGCCAGCCTCATGGTGATGAGCCGCCGCAGCGAGGAATTCGATGACGGCCCGGACACCATCCTGATCCTGCCGCCGGACGAACCGATGGAACAGGTGGACATCGACAAATTCATCCGGAGGTATTCATGAACTCCAACTGGACTGTGAGATTTCCGCGCACCTACCGCGAGGCCACCGGCATGGATTGTCACTTCGAGCGCCACGACCCAGACCGCCTGGTCGGCATCGTCTGCGCCCTGGTCGCCGCATTCGTCGTCGGCATGATGGTTGGGGGGGTGTTGTGACCCGCATCCCCTACCCCATCCGCTCCCCAGAGCGCGAGCGGCTGATAAAAGCCGGGAAGCTGGCGCTCATTGAAATGCTCAAGACCGGGCACAAGGCCACGCCGGCATGGCGCGCGGCCCATGACGCGGTTGAGGAAGTCATCGCGGCCATCGTCGCCAAGCAAGGTATTGAACAGGAGATCAAAGCATGAGCAACGCCCTCGTCACCCTCACCAACAAACTAGCCTCCCGCCTGGATATGGGCGACGGCTCGGGTCTGGTGGAAACCCTCAAGGCCACGGCTTTCAAGGGCCAGGTTTCCGATGCCCAAATGACCGCCCTCATGGTGGTCGCCAATCAATACGGCCTGAACCCCTGGACGAAGGAAATCTACGCCTTCCCCGACAAGAACAACGGCATCGTCCCGGTGGTCGGTGTGGATGGATGGTCGCGCATCATCAACAACCATCCCCAGTTCGACGGCATGGAGTTTGAGCAGGACGACGATTCCTGCACCTGTGTCATTTTCCGCAAGGACCGTGGCCACCCCATCAAGGTCACGGAGTACATGGCCGAGTGCAAGCGCGCGAACGTCGGCCCGTGGTCGAGCCACCCGCGCCGCATGCTCCGGCATAAAGCCATGATCCAGTGTGCCAGGCTGGCCTTCGGCTACGGCGGCATCTACGACCAGGACGAGGCCGAGCGGATTGTCGAAGAGAAGGTCATCACGGGCGAAGTCATCCGCGAAGAACCCAAGGCGCCACCACCCTACCCCGCCGAGCAGATGGCCAAGAACCTGCCGGTTTGGACGGAGATGATGCACACCGGCAAGAAGACCGCCGTGCAAATCATCGCCATGGTGTCGAGCAAGTACACGCTCTCGCCCTCCCAGGTCGCAGCTATCCGTGACGCCGGGGTAGTGGTGGAGCAAGCCCCCGAAGTTGATCCGTTTGTGGCCGAGATGGAATCGGCTGAGAGGGAGACGGCGGAATGAAACGCGATACGACCGGAGGGCCGGCGTTCCCTGTTGTGTTTGAGCACATGGAATGCACATCCGAACAGATGGGCATGAACCTGCGCGACTACTTCGCGGCAGCCGCAATGCAGGGCGACCTGGCCGGGCTTGCGCCAGACCATGACTGGACCCCCTACGCAGAGAAGATGGCCAGGCGGTATTACGCCATGGCTGACGCCATGCTGAAAGAGAAGGACAAATAATGAAATCCGAGACCCTGCAACTCCGGCAAGGCACGGCCGAGTGGCACGCCCACCGCGCCCAGCACTTCAACGCCAGCGACGCCGCCGCCATGATGGGCATGTCCAAGTACAAGACCCGCGCCGAACTGCTGCGCGAGAAGGCTACCGGCATCATCCCCGAAGTGGATGCCGCCACCCAGGCCCGCTTTGACCGTGGACACCAGATCGAAGCCCTGGCACGCCCGTTCGCCGAGGCGCTGATCGGCGATGAACTCTTCCCTGTGGTGCTGTCCGCCGAAGTTGATGGGCTGCCGATGTCCGCCAGCCTGGACGGGTTGACGATGACCGAGGACGTGGCCTGGGAATGCAAGTCGATGAATGCGGAACTGGCCGAGTCCCTTGACCATGGCAACATCCCCATCTCCTACTGGCCGCAGATGGAGCAGGGCCTGATGCTGTCCGGTGCGGAACGCTGCGTCTTCATGGCCAGCGACGGCACCGAGGAAGGCACGCTCTATGCGTGGTACGAGAGCCGGTCAGAGTTACGCAAACAGATACTCTCCGGCTGGAAGCAGTTCGCCGCCGACCTCGCCGCCTACCGCCCCGAGGACGACGTGATCCCCGCCCAGGCCCCGGTCGCAACGTCCCACGAATACCTGCCGTCCGTCACCATCCAGGCCGCCGGCTCCCTCTCCATCCGCGACAACCTCTCCCAGTTCGGCGACGCCCTCACCGCCTACCTGGGGCGCATGCCCAAGAAGCCCGAGAGCGATCAAGACTTCGCCGACCTGGAAGATGCCGTCAAGCGGTTGAAGGCCGCCGAGGAAGCCCTGGACGCCGCCGAGAACGGCGCCCTGGCCCAGGCATCCAGCATCGACGACATGCGCCGCCAGGTCGAACGCTGGCGCGCTCTCGCCCGAGACAACCGGCTGGCCTTCGAGAAACTGGTGAAGTCGGAGAAGGAGAACCGCAAGGCTGCTCTGGTTGGCGCCGCGCGGGATGATCTGCAACAACATCTTCTCAAGCTGAACCAGGCAGTCGGCAACCACATGCCCGCCATCGTCGGCGACTGGGCCGGCGTCATCAAGGGCCTCAAGACCCTATCCAGCATCAAGGACAAATTGGACGGGGAACTGGCCCGCGCCAAGGTCGAGGCCAACCAGATCGCAGACACCATCCAGGAAAACCGCCGCTACCTGATCGCGGATGGGCAAGATTGGGCCTTCCTGTTCCCGGACTTCCGGCAGTGTTGCACCAAGGCCCCGGAAGACTTTGCAAACCTGCTGATGCACCGGATCAACGAGCACAAGCAGCGCGAGGCCGCGAAGCTGGAAGCGGAACGCGAGCGCATCAGGCGCGAAGAGTCCGAGAGGATTACCCGCGAGGCCGCGCGTGCCGACCTCCAAACCAAGGCGCAGGCGGCGCAAGAGGCACGCGAGGCAGAACAACGGGGGAAGACTACGGAAGCGACGCACGCGCAGTCGAACGCGACGGACGCGCCCCAGGCACCCGCAGCCAGTACCCCACAAATTGACGACGGCAAGCGCCTCAAACTGGGCGAACTCAAGGCCATCCTGGCGCCCATCTCCATCGACGCCGATGGCCTGGCCCAACTTGGCATCCACCCGGCGGGCACCGAGAAAGCCGCGAAGCTGTACCGCGCGGCCGACGTGCCGGCGATATGCCGGGCGATCATTGGGCATTTGAATGCCGTTATTGCTGGGCAGTGAGCCATCTAGACGGAGAGAACCATTCTCGCGGAGCGAGCCATTCCACAAGAGAGAACCATTAATGGGAAGCGAGCCAATTAAACCGAGAGAACCAGGTAAGGCAAGCGAGCCATCCAGACGGAGAGAACCATTCTCGCAAAGCGAGCCAGTAATCCAGAGAGAACCAAAGGATACGAGTGAGCCAACCATTCCGAGAGAACCATGTCGTTTGAGCGAACAACCGAAAAAAGAGGACAACCATGACTGACAACGTATTGCGCATGAGCAGAGACATCGCAGCGGCAGCCTCGACACTCTCCGACCAGGAAGCACGGTATCTGGTGGACGCCTACTACATCATGCAGGAAGACAGGAAGCGCGCATGCAGCCAGGGACGCGCCGTGAAGCAATCCGCAGATGAAGAAAATGCCGTCAGCGAGAACAGCGTTATTGCCTGGCTTGCCGAGCAATCCTCCACACTGGAAAAGCAGATCGCGCGCGCCCTGGATAAATACACACAGGCCCATGCCATGGGGTCGTGGATGCGTGAAGTCGTCGGCATCGGCCCCATCATCAGCGCCGGCATGCTGGCACACATCGACATCACCAAGGCGCCCACGGTTGGGCACATCTGGCGGTACGCTGGCCTTGATCCTACATCCAAATGGGAGAAGGGAAAGAAACGCCCATGGAATGCCGGCCTGAAAACCCTGTGCTGGAAAGCTGGACAATCCTTCATGAAGTTCAGCGGCCGGGAAGACTGCTACTACGGTCGCGTCTACCTGGAACGCAAGGCATACGAGATCGCCCGCAATGACCGTGGCGACAACGCTGAATTGGCCGGTCAACTGAAAGAGAAATTCGGCAAATCAACCGAGGCGTTCAAGCATCTGAGCGTAGGCAAGTTGCCACCCGGACAGATCGACGCGCGCGCCAGGCGCTACGCGGTCAAGTTGTTCCTGTCCCACATGCACAACGAATGGTATTTGCGGCACCACGGCACGCCCGCTCCGCTGCCATACCCAATCGCCATTCTTGGTCATGCTCATTTGAAGGTTGCGTAGCCAAACCTCGATAGAGCACCAAACGTCATGAGCGAGCCAGTTCGGCAAAGAGAACCAGCCAGAATGAGCGAGCCAATACATTGTAGAGAACCACACCCGATGAGCGAGCCAAGCCAGCTGAGAGAACCACATTGCTTGAGCGCAACCCCATAGGAATAGAGATGTCAGAGAAACCGATCCTGTTTTCCGCCCCGATGGTCCGAGCGATCCTCGATGGCCGAAAGACGCAAACGCGGCGGATCATGAAGCCGCAGCCTGTCGGACCCGTTTTTATCGCTACCGATCCTAAGACGCCGCGCTATTGCTTGCCCTACAACGAGACGTTGACAATGGGCGGGCTGGCCATGCGTTGCCCATACGGCCAGCCAGGAGACAGGCTCTGGGTCAGAGAAACCTGGAGATACCGCGATTGGACGGACGATGGTGAACCAGAAATCGAGTTCCTGGCTGACGGCGGATCGCGCCTTGTATTCGGGCACAAAATACCGCCAGAATGGGGCGATCGTCTGTCTGACATCTGGGCGGGTCTGTCTGATCCGTCCAATTACGCCATCGACCAGCGGGCGGCAGATCGCCGCTGGCGGCCAGCCATCCACATGCCACGCTGGGCCAGCCGCATCACCCTGGAAATCACCGGAATCCGCGTGGAGATGTTACAGGACATCAGCGAGGCGGATGCGCTGGCCGAAGGTATAGACCCGAAATTTCCACAAGACGAGCAAGTGGCAAATGCAGCAATGATGCGGTATGCGGATATTTGGGAATCCATCAACGGCCCCGGCTCATGGGCCGCGAATCCTTGGGTGTGGGTGGTCGAGTTCAGGAGGATGAAATGACCCGCGACGACATCATCCGTATGGTACGTGAAGTGGCGGACAGCGAAAAAGTTGATCCGGTTTGTAGCCAAGGTGATTTTATCACCCTGACGCCAGACGAACTTGAACGCTTCGTCTCCATGGTTGCTGCCGCCGAACGTGAGGAGTGTGCGAAGGAATGCGATGCTGTTGGCCGTCATCCTCCCGTTGATGAGTGGTCAAAAGGCTATCGTGGTGGAGGACAAGACTGCGCCGCATCAGTCAGATCCAGGTGCAAGAAGTAAGTGAACTCCCTCCCCCTCGCCCAGGCCGCCGCTTTTCTCGGCCTGCATCCCAACACCCTGCAATCGAACCAGTGGCCCCCGCCGTGTGAAGGCGGTTCCTTCCCGCATGGATGCTGGACCCGCGCCACCGTTGTGTCACAACACTGTGACCAGTTGCGTAGTTGCGACATTCTACCAGCACGAAAAATATTTCCTTGGCCTGTTGACCGCATGTACGCATAGCGTGCTATAGTGGGGGCGTGGTGATTGATAGGAGGTTGAGATGAACGAAATCCTGATCGAAGTCCGCAACGTCTACGGTGTCCCGACCGTCTACCCGGTCAACGAGGCAGCCCGCCTCCTGGCCGAGATCGCCGGCACCAAGACCTTGACCCACGTAACTCTGGCCCTGGCGGAACGGATGGGCTTCTCCATCAAGGAGTCAGCCAAGGCCCGGACCAAGTACGGCATGAAGGAGGTGGCATGACCAACAGCACTTTCTTCCACGACGGGTTCCGCGACGGGCGCGACTGCCTGCCGCCCAGCCCGCCGGACATTCCCGTTCTCGCCGACGAATACATGGCCGGGTTTGGCGCCGGCCTGGTAGCGGCTTGGGATGCCATCCCGGCCGAAGAGCGGCGCGATCTGACCAAAGACTTCGCCAAAGGCTTCAATGAAGTGGTGAACAAATGAGCACTACCAAACCAAAGCGTCCGCGTAAGAGCATCATCGGCGACAAATTCGAGGCCATCGGGGAAAAGGACAACGTGTTTTTTGAACACATCTTCTGGGTCGATGGCCCTGGCCTCGATCTGGTTGCGTGTGCCAGTAAGGCCGATGCGGAAATGATTGCCGCCGCCCTGAATATGGCGGCCCGCGCCACCAGCTTGAAGCGGAAAGCGAAAGACCTTGCCTACAACCTGGAAGCCATCAGCGAACTTTTCGAGGATTGAACCATGAGTACCATCCTCAACAACGACGTTTCCCGCGAGGTCGCCAAGATCGTCCTCAAGGCCAAGTACCCGAACCTGTCCATACTGGAACCCGGCGACAGCGCCCTCGTGGTGGCCGCCAAGAACATCCGCGCCGAACTCAAGGCGGACTATCCGGGCGTGAAGTTCTCTGTGCGCTCCGAGCGATTCTCAATGGGCAACGCGATCCGCGTCGGCTGGACCGATGGGCCGAACGCTGCGCAGGTTGAGGCCATCACCAACAAGTACAAGCAAGGCAGTTTCAACGGCATGGAGGACATCTACGAGTACAGCCGCTCCGATTGGAAGGATGCATTCGGCAGTGCGAAGTACATCACCACCAACCGGGGACAGTCGGAAAGCCTGGTTGCTTCGGCCATCGAGGCGGTCTACGCCAAACTGCGCGGCAACTTTGAGCGCGACGGCATCGCCAAGCCGACGGTCGAGCAGTACAAGACCGGCTCTCTCTGGCGCGTGCAACTGTCCGGCCTGCACGTTTGCGGTGGCGAGTCGGTGCAGGATGAAGTGAGCCGCTACCTGCGGAAACTCAGCCGGTCCTTGCCGGCCAACGCGCGCAAACATGCTGACCAACAGAAAGAGCAGAAAGAGGAAGTTGCTGAAGCCAAGCCGAACAAACGCGCAGCCAATTACAACAAGTCTCCTGGCCGCGCGGTAAGGATGGCGCGCGCCGCTCGGTCGGCTATGAAACGTGGTTATTTTTAGGAGTTATTATGAGCAAGCACACACGTGGACCATGGACCGTCGATGAAAACGAGATGATGGGCCGCGACATAATCTCAGTTGGTAGCAAGGCGATTATTTGTACGCAGGTTTACAGTCCCGACGATGCTCGCCTGATTGCCGCAGCGCCGGAACTGTTGCTCGCTTTGGTTGAAATCTTGAGCCAAATCGACCAAGGCGGAAGTGGTGGTAAGGTGTTCTCACGGGATTACTGCATCAAGGCCGCCCGCGCCGCCGTCTCAAGAGCAACATGACCAAGCCCACACCCTCACAAATCCGCGACGCCCGCCAGGCCGCCAACCTCACCCAAGTGGCGGCCGGCGCCCTGGTCTATCACGCGCGCCGGGCATGGCAGGACTGGGAACTCGGCCAGCGCCCCATGGACCCGGCCGTGTTTGAACTGTTCCTCATCAAGACCGGGCAGATCACCGCGCCTTCTCCGCCAACTCTTCCATCACCCGGCGCTTCTTCTCCATCTGCGCCTGGGCCTTCTCCTGGTACTCGGCCTCGCTGATCCCTTGCCGCGCGAACTCGCGGCGCAACTTGTTGATGTTGGCGTCGATCTCCATCACCTTGGCCTGGGCCGCGCGCTTGGCGTTGTACTGGAGAACGTCCTTCGGGTAGCTGCCAAGCTTGAAGCCAACCGACGAGGCCATGGCCTGGGCCATGGATTGTTCGCGGCCGAAGGGGTCGGTCTTGCCGCCGCCCGCGCTGGTCACCGATGTCCAGGCATGCGTCCCTGGCAGGAACGCGATGTTGGGCGCCAATGCCTTGTAGAGATGGTCGAACACCTTGCCGGCCATCTCGGTTCCGGTATCGGTTTCCTGGGTCACGGGCTTGCCGGTGAATGCGGACTTGTTCAGCGCCAACTCGCCCAGCAGGGCCAGCGGGCCGGACGGCACCACGGCCGGAGGCACCGGCACGGCGGTATTGGGTTGGCCCACGTCGAAGATGTCGCCCACCGGCACGAAGCGGCGGATATCCAGGAACACCGGAGATCCGTGCTCGTCGTTCCACGGCATGCGGATCAGCTTCGGCACGATGCCCCAGATGGAGCCGGACTTCTCTTCCGGCAGTAGCTTGCGTTCGTCGTCCTCGTCGCCGCCGGAGAGCGCGTAGCCGATGGCGTTGAGCGCGCCCAGCACCAGGCCAAGCTTCATCAGCTTCCACGGCTTGTTCGCGGCGACATCCAGCAGCATCGGCACCGAGCGATAGGTGAAGGCGATGAAGGGGAACGCGGTGTTCCGCATCATCTGCACCCACGGGGCGTTGATGTGGTAGTCCAGGAATGACTTGCGCGCCACCTTGCCGGCTTCCAGATCATTGATGCCGTCCTCCTTGGCCTTGAGCCAGGCCGCCAGGCGGAAGACTTGATCCTCGGCTTCGTACATGCCGATCAGGTTGCGCGCCTCCTGCACCACCTTGCCGCCGGGCGTAGAACCCTTGAACGCATCCCAGGCTTCACCGAATTTCAGGCGCATCAACTTCTGCACCGCCGCCATGACGCCGATCTGGTTGGCCGTGTTCTGGCCGGTCAAGCCCAGTTCGTTTTCCAGGGCCTCGATCAGGGGCAGCATCTGCTCCTTCTGGATTTCCTGGGTGATCCATGTGCCGATGCCGCCGCCGGAATCCTGGTAGCGGTTGAGGATTTCCCGCGCCGCCTCGCGGTCGGCGATACCGGCCCGAGAAGCAACATTGCCGGTGCGGCCGATGATGCCCTTGCCGTCGCGTTCACTGGCAGCCAACAGGATGCGCAGGGATTTGAGAATGTGCCCGGCGCCCACGTCATGCCAGTCGGCCATCACGAAGTTGGCCATGACGTTGTTCATGTGGACGGCCGGGGATAGCGCGGTCTTGGAAGTCTTCCAGGCGGAATGCAAAGCCGCGTAGGTTTCGCCCAGGGGCTGGAAGCGGAAGCCCACGGTCTGGCGCACGTCGTTCCAGATCGGGCCTGGCAGGTAGCGGCCGGCGAGCTTGCCGTACTTCATGACGTTGGTGCCGGGAATCTTGGTGTCCGGAACCTTGACCCATTCTTCCGGCGCGAAGGCGTCGCGCATGCGCTCGGAGGCTTCCACCACCGGGCCGGTCACGCGGGACGGGTCGATGACGGCATGGTTATCCGCCAGCCAGTTCAGGTAGCGCCCGGTCTCGATGTCCTGGATCATGCCGTGCAGGGTGCGCGCAATGGCGAAGCGGGCCTCGTCCACCTCGCCCATGGTCTCCCGCTCCTGCTTGGTGAAGTCGCGCCACAGGACGAGCTTGTCGCCCTGGGTATCGCGCACCTGCCAGGTTCCATTCCGCTCCCAGTCCTTGAGCTTGGTCGGGATGGCCTCGCCGGCAGGCCAGTACGCCACTTCCAGCAGACGGCCGGGCGAACGGTCGCCGATGCCGGCCATGGGCGTCGTGCCCTCGCCGGTATGCGCCCGGCGTTCCAGGCGGATGAATTGCTCGCCCTTCAAGCCCTTGTCCGCCTTGCCGGCCTGGAGCTTGCGCTGCCACCACTCCGGCGCCACGTTCTGGATGGACTTCATAGCCACGTCCAGCACCATGCCTCGCCCCTTGTACTGGTCGCCCAGGATGGCGATGGCGCGCTGCCGTTTCGCCTTCTCGCGGCCAGGCATCTCTTCCATGTGCTTGGCGTAGGAGCGGCGCAGGTAGGCGTAGCGATGCTTCTTGTAGGTCTCGGCGTCCAACTGACCCAGGCGTACCGCTTCCTGGGAAAGTTTGTCGATCATTTCCCGAACATCCTTGAGCACCGCCACGGACTCAGGCGGCAACTGCGCTTCCAGGTAGTCTGCCGCCTGCGTGTTGTCGTTGTTCATCCACTCGTAGGCGACCCGGCTTTCGGCGCGGGTCAGGCTGGCGAGTTTGTCAATCAACTGTTCCGTCTTGCGCAACTGCACGCGCTTCCTGCCCTGCATCATGGCGCGCTGATCCAGCACGGCGCCCGGAACCCCGTAGTCCGCCACCACCCCGGCCTTCACCTTCTCAGGGGTCAACGCATCCAGCAGCTTGCCGGCCTTGGTATAGAGCGCCTGCGTCGCCCGGTCGAAGCGAACCAGCTTCACCCCGGCTTTCGTGATGGCATCCAGCGGCCGCCACTTGGCGGTGGTGTCGGCCAGGATGGCGTCGGCGCGTTGGGCGGCGTCGGGTTGGGTAGATCGGCTCAAACTGATGTCTGGATTGGCGTGATTGAAGGTGCCGATGTTGCCGATGGCGGACTTGATCTGTGTGGACTCAATCGCGATTAACGCATCCTGGTTCTGAAACTCAGTTGAAGCGCGTTCGTTGTACTCGTCGTGGACAATCTTGATGCCGTCCTTGTTAATATCAGATAGCCACTTCCGGTAGGCGTCCACCTCTGCTTGTCCTAGTTTTCGCCCATCATCTTTGCCGTTTGCCAACAGGCGCGCGCGCCGCTGGAGCAAGCTAAATGTGGTTTCTTGCAGATTCTTGATCGACAGGAAAACAGGGTAAACAGCACCACCAAACCCGGAATGGTTGGCGTACATCTGCGCACCTTCTTTTCCACGGTTCGTGCTGAACCAACTTCCTAGCGTGTCAATCGAGTGCGGCCTGAATTGAGTGGTGAACAGTCTATCAAATACCTTGATGTCTCCCATGTTCTTCACCCTATCAGTGTCAGGATGGGCGATGGTGCCGTGGTACACCACCAGCGGCTCTCCGTTCTCGTCCACCACCTTCGATGCGTTGGCGGGGTCATTCTCCCAATCCCCGAACCACTTCTTGAACTCAGGCGTCCGGACTTGGCGCCACTGCGCAGCGCTCAGATTGGACGGCTTGCCGTTGGGTGCGCGAAGCGTTCCAGCACGAGACATCATCGCCTCCGCCGGATGCTTCTTGCGCCACAGCGCCGCCAGCTTCTCGAACAGCGGGTAGTCCCTCGCAAGCAAGTCCTCGATGTCCTTGAACCCACGGGCGCGGGCTTCGGTATTCAGCCACCGCTCCTGCGCCGGCAGATCGTCGGCGAGGCGGCGAAGCTGGCTCAACGCCGTGGCGCCGGCCAGGTTGCCACCGGGCGGTCCGTTCCGGACAAACTCCCGCGCGCGCTTCACGATGTCGGCGGCGAACAAGTCCGCTTGCGCCTGTTCGGACAGCGTGCCATTCAAGGCGGCAGTGAGCCACCGCGCCAGGTTGGTGAAGCCATGCTTGCCCAGCCAATCGCGCAGGGCCAGCACCAGGCCGCGCCAACCTTTCAGCGCGGTCAATTCCTTGGCATCCATGTCGGCCAGGATTTCCTCGGTGGCGTCGAGGTAGTTGATCTTGTTGCGCTTGCCCAGCTCATGCGCCTGCTTGCGGATGCGGGCGTTGCGCGCCCAGATGCTTTGCAGCACGCGGCGCTTGCCTTCCTTGCCCAGCAGTCCAAGCAGCCCGTAGTGGGTGACTTCGTGGGTGGCCAGGACGTGTTCTGCCCGTTCCTCATTGGCCAGGCCAGAAGCGAACAGGTAGATCTCGCCGTTATGGGTGGCGCCTTCTGCGTCGTCCATGGCGCCGGCCCGCTCGATGAAATCAAACAAGCGATTCTGTGCCGGATCGGTCTGGTCAAGGTCGCGCGGGGATGCCAATACGCGCACTTCCGGCAGATTGGTCATGGCCTTGGAGATCCTTGCCACAACGGCTTTCAGGTCTCGAATGGACATGCCGCCGCCGGATCCGCCCCTGGAAAGCATCGTCGTCTGGTTCAGGAACTCTATTCCAAACAGCTTCCCACCGGCGCCAGGTTCGGGCGCCACAACAGGCAGGCCGGTAGCCGGGTCGATCTGCACAGCTTCCCAGCGGTCCAGCATGGCATCAGAGAACAGGCGCCACGGGATCATCGAAAGCTTGGCGGCCCGTTCGCTCTCCGCCGCGACAACCAGGGTCTCCCCGGTCTGGGTGTTCCGCAGGGCCCATTTCATGGCGGCCCCGGAATTCGCGGCAATGCTGGCCTCAAGCGCCTTCAATTCGGCCCGCTTGTCGGCCATGGCCTGGGAGAACTGGAACGGCGCATCCAGTCGGCCGGCCAGGGAGTCCTGTTTGTCGGTAGCGTCCTGAATGGACTGGCGCAAGTTCGCCGGGGCCCTGGCAACGGTGGCCAGTAGGTTGGTCGCGCGCATCGACATGCCGACCGGATCTTCTTCTGTCGAGAACGCCAGGCCGCCATACATATCCATGGGCAATTCGCCCAGGCTGATGGAAAAGCGATACTCGACACCAGCCAGGTCAGAGCGCCTGATCTCGCCACGGAAGAGGACGGGGAAACCAGAAATCTCGCCGATCCTGACGGCGCCCTCCTGAACTTTGGCGATCAACGGCTTGGCCGCCGCGAAGACGGCCTCGCCCCATTCCTTGCGCTTTTCAAAGGTGGTGTTGCCCACCTTGGCGCGGAACTTTTCACCGGCCAGGTCTTGCACCTTGGCGGCGAATTTCTCCGCATCTTTCAGCAGGGCCGTGGAGCTTCTGATCGTTTCGCCGGCCAGGGTGTAGGACTGCTTCATCCTGGCCCGGGCTTCTTCGTGGGCCCGGAAGAGCCGTTCCAGTTTCTCCAGATCGGCCTTCAATCCGGCGGCTTCCATGAGGCGCGGGTCATCGGCCAGCATGGCGGATGCCTGTTGCAGGGTGCTGGTTTCTGACAGGTCTTCGATCTCCCGGAGGTTCGCGTCACCAGACAGGGCCTGGTCGATGAAGAACTGTTTGCGCGCCAGGATCGACCACATTTGCTCGTCGTAGGTGCCCTTCATGGCGTGGGCGTAAACCTGCACCGTTTTGTTCTTGTTCCCCTGGCGGATGATGCGGCCCTCGCGCTGTTCAAGGTCGGCGGGATACCAGGGTGCGTCCAGGTGATGCAGGGCGATGAGTCGCTGTTGAGCGTTCACGCCGGTGCCCATGTTCTTGCTGGACCCGACCAGGATGCGCACCCGGCCGGCGTTCACGTCCTTGAACAGTTTCAGCTTGGCAGAACTCTTCTTGTGATCGGACATGAACGCGACTTCGGACAGGGGGATTCCAGCGTCACGTAGGCGCTTCTCAAACCAGGCCCGGGCGTTGAATCCACGGCGCTCCGTGACGCCGGCCCCAAAGCCAAGGTCCGAGAAGACCATCTGGGCGGCGCCCTTCTTGGGCTCCGGCTTGCCGTCCTTGTCGGTGTATTCCAGGCTGGAAGTTTCGTGATAGACGCGAATCAACTCGTCAATCATGCGGTTCAGCTTGGAATCCGGGTCACTCGGCAGACTGGGTTCCATGAACCGCATGTCGATGGCGGCCAGGCGCCCATCGGTGATGATGTTGATCACCGGATCCGGGTTGTTGGGCTGGTCCTTGCTGGGTTTCCATTTCCGGGACGCGACCATGCGGGGCTGCAATTCCTGCTTCAAGAACGACACATACAGGTCGGTCTTGGGCGCCACCATCAGTTTGCGCGATCCGCCCTGAACCTTGGGCCGCTTGTCGCCCAGCATGGCGGCCAGGTGGTCAGAAGTCAGCACGTCGGCGAACTCGCGGAACATCTGCACCAGTTCGCCCACGTTGACGAACTTGTTGAACCGGGTAACCGGCTCGTAGCCACCGGCGGCCGTCTGTTCCAGGTCGGTGCTTTCCTTGCCGAATTGCGCGGACCAGGAATCGAAGTCGTCCAGGCCGGCGTCCTCCAGCGCGCCGACATTCATGAACTTCTGCACGGAGAACAGTTCCGCCATGGTGTTGGTCACCGGCGTGCCGGACGCCATCACCAGGGACCGCCCCGGGCGCCTCTGTTCCAGCCAGCGGGTCTTCATCCACAGGTCGAAAGCCTTGTCTGAGCCGTTGCTGTCAACGCCCTTTACCTGGCGGTTGGTGGTGAATGCCAGCTTCCGGTATTCGTGGGCCTCGTCCACATACAGGAAATCCACTCCCAACTCGTCGAAGCGAACATTCTTGTCCTTGCCGGCGCCCGACATGGCGGCCGCCAACTTCTGCTCCAGGCGCTCGATCTTCTTCTCGATCTGCTTGACCTTGAAGTTCTTCTTGCCTGGCTCCGCATCGGCATTCGCCTCGTCCAGTGCCGCCCGCAGATAATCAAGCTCGTTCTCGATCATCTTCCGCTTGAACTCTGGATCCAGGTCGAGCAGCTTGAAGGCGGAATGGGTGATGACCACCCCATCCAGGTCTGACGTTGCCACGCGAGAAACCCAGCGGCGCCGGTTGTCGGTGTGGAAATTCTTCTCGTCAGCCACCATCAGGCGGGCCGCCGGGTAAATGTCCAGCCACTCGCTGGCCATCTGCGCCAGCATGTGATTCGGCACCACGATCATGGGCTTTCTGATGAGCCCAAGGCGCTTCTGTTCCATGGCGGAGATGACCATCTGGGCCGTCTTGCCGGATCCAACGGCATGCGCCAGGTAGGTATTGCCGGACTGGACGATGCGCCACGCGCCCCGGCGGACATGCGGGAACGCCTTCCGCTGCCAGGCAGAGGACGCCCCGGGCAACGTCATGTGAGAGCCATCAAACTTGCGCGGCACGATGGCGTTGAATTTGTCGTTGTAGATCGGCACCAGGGTATCGACTCGGCCGGCGTCGGCCCAAAGCCAGTCGCTGAATGCCTCGCGCATCTGGGCAAGCTTCTGGTTCGCCGCCTCGGTGGCATCCGGGTCGAACTCCGTCCGCTTGTCATTGCCGCTGCCGACTGTCCTGGTGACCCTGATCGGCGCTCCGGATAGCCCGGCCGCCAGGATCTCATCGGCCGATCTCTTAGACGTGCCCCAATCCTGGGTGGCCTGGGGCGTGCCATACCCGGCCGTGGCCGACACGATCCATTGCCCGGCCGCTTCGTTGTAGGTGATCTTGGCGGTTACCCCGGCCTTCTCCAGCAAGAATTGCTCATACACGGACCCCGGGATCCAGGGCATGCCAAGCTGAACCGTGATGTCGGCGTGCGTCTTCGGCGCGGGCTGCGCATCGCGCAGGGCCTGGACGTTGCGCTCGAATCGCCGGTCATTCTTGGCGGCCTCGATGGCAGCGGCCAACTTCTTCTTGACGTTGCCCGACAGATACTCATCGGCCATGACCCAGCCGGAAGACGGGTCTTCATAGATGGAGGCGCCCAGGGCGGCGATGGCTTCCTCGTCTTCCACCCCGAGACGGTCGGCGACCATGCCAATGTCAACAGTTCCGATGTCGTTCAGGACGGACAACAGGGCATCGTGCGGCGTCTGAATCTCCGCCTGGGCCGGCTTGCCCAGCACCCGGTCGCGCAGGAAAGCGGACTCCGTGATCTCCCCGCTGTCGTCGTTGACATCTTCCAGGGCCATGACACGGGTGTATTCCGGATCATCGTCCAGCTTCGACAGCAACGGGAACCGCTTGTAGCTGCGCTCGTCCTCGTAGGTTTCGCCGGTTTCATCGTCCGTCACCTTCTCGGTGCGCTTGTATTCCTTAAACTGGTTGATGCGGCCATGCTTGGCGACGAAGGCGCGATAGGCTTTCTGCAACGCGGCCAGGGACTTCTCCCAGTTGCCCTCGTTCAACTGGTCGTAGTGCGCCTGTTTCAGCGCGTCGCGCAGGCCGACAAAATCCTTGAGCAGAGCGATGTCCTTCTCGCTCTTCTTCTCCACGCGCACGCCCACCCCGTTCTCGCGCTGCATCAGCACTCCGGCATCGGTGACGTAGTAGTTGCCTTCCTTCTGCGCTTTCGGGTTGAAGTCGATCTCGCGCACCTTGGCCGCCTCGGCGGCGCTGCCGCGCTCCACGCGCAGGATGTCCTGGGGCAGGTTGTCCACGGCCTTGTCAAACTGGGCCTCGATGTCGCCGGACAACGGCTCGACGGTGTACTCCTTGTCGCCGTACATGCTGCCGGCGTCGGAGTGCTTGCCCAGTACCATCTCGGGATGGGCGGCGAAGTATTCGTTGATGTTGTACTGGGTGCCGTTGATGGTGATGGGCACGGACTTGACCCAGGCTTGGCCGTGCTCGAATGTTTCGCCGGGCACTTTCTTGCGCAGGAAGAGAACGTCTGTCACCACTTCCGTGCCGGCGTTCTTCTGGAACGCGGTCTGCGGCAGGCGGATGGCCCCCACCAGATCAGCCCGCTCCGACATCCAGGCGCGCGCCTTGTCGTTGAGCTTGTCCATGGTGTAGCGGCTGGAGACGAACATCACCAGGCCGCCGGGCTGCACCGAGTCAATCGTCTTGGCGAAGAAATAGTCATGCAGGGCAAAGCCCAGCTTGCGGTATTTCGGGTCCGCCAGGATTGGGGTCTGGCCGAATGGCGGGTTGCCGGCCGCCACGGTGAAGAAGTTGGGCGGCAACTGGGTATCCACGAAGGATTCGACCAGGATGCGCTCGTCCGGGAACAACTGCTTGAGGATGCCGCCCGTGATGGAATCGAACTCGATGCCGGTGTAGCTGGAGTTGTGCGCCATGGCCTGGGGCATCAAGCCGGGGAACACGCCGATACCGGCGCCGGGTTCCAGCACATAACCACCCTTGAAGCCCATGCGCTCCATGCCGCGCCACATGGCCTTGACCACGGGCTTGCTGGTGTAGTGCGCGTACTGGGTGGATCGGGAAGCCTCCGCCCATTCCTGGTCGGTCATGACGGCCTGGAGGCGGTCGCGCAGTTCCAGCCACTTGCGGGTCGCGGGTGCCGGGCGGGCCTTGTCCAGCATCTCCCGCGTGATGTTGCCGACCGTGTACCAGTTCAAATCCGGGTTGCGGTAGTGCAGCACGCTGAACGCGGGGCGATATTCGCCGTAGCGCGCATTCGTCAGGTAGGGCTTATCGCCCAGGTTGGCGATGGCTTCGTCGTAGTCAAGTAGGGCTTGAGCGGCGCCATCCAACTTGTCGCCGAACAGGGTATTGGCGATCTCCGATGCTCCCCAGCCGATGAACTTGGCCAGCACCGCTTGTTCCTCGCGCGTGGCCTGGCGGCCGTCCGCTTCCAGCTTCTTGAGCAGTTCCACCGCCTCGACGTTCTGCTCCGCCTTCTTGGCCCATGAACCCTCATAGGTCAGGTCGTTGTCGCCGAAGACGAAGTTGCGCCCGGTCTTGGGTGGAATGTCGCGCCCGGCCGGCGGGGCTTTCTTGGGCGGCTTGGCGGGGGTTACTTCTTCGGGGGTTTCTTGCCCTTGCTCGGCATCGTCCGGTCCCTTCGCGGGCTGGTTGAAATCGAAACCGCCCTGCTTCGGCGGCTTGGCGGCGGCCGTGAACAGGTCGCCCTGCTGGTCGCGGTTCTCGATGTTCTCGATGGCCTGCTGGGCGGCGGCGGCGTAATCGGCCGGGGTGATCTTGTTCCAGTGGGTGCGGACGAACTCGTCGTCGTGCTTCTTGAGCCGGGCCTGGGCCTGGGCGATCAACGCCTTGGCGGCCTTGGTGCCCTTCTCGTACAGGGCTTCAAGAATCTTGATGAGCGCCGGCATGAGCTTGGCGCTCTCTTCCGGGGTGAGCATGCGCACGCCGCCAACCTTGGCGTAATACTGGCGCAGCACGGCGCCGAACTCAGCCAGGCCCTCCTGTAGCTTTTCGTCCGGGGTCAGTCGTCCGTCGGGAACTCCAGCATCTCGGCCAGCACGACCTCCCGGTTCATTGACGTTGCCGTCTCCAGCCTGGCCGCGCACTCCACCGGCCCCAGTTTGTCCCACTTCCCTCGGAGGCGATCTTCCTGCGTCATCGACACCACCGCGTCGGAGATTTCCTCCGCCCTGGTCGTCACGAACTCGTCCAGTTCCCCGCTCGTCGCCAGCCGGCGGTACAGCGTCGGGGACTTGTCCTTGAGTGCTGCTTTCACGAGACTTTGCATTGACATCTTGACCCCCTTCTTTGCTTCCAGTATAGGGCTTGGCACCGCCTTGTGGTACAGTTTCCTTGGAAGGAGAGCCCATGAAAGTTCCTGAGAAATTCCCCCCCGGTTGCAAGTTCTTCGATTCGTTTGGCGGCGAAGACAGGGTGGTATTCCCTGACGGCAAGGTGTTCGGCCTCTCGCTCTCCGGTGAGTTGGTGCCCAAGGGTTTGCCTCGCTCTGCCTCGCTCCTGCCGTCCGACGAAGCGGCCTTCCGCAAGTCGGCGGAAGCCTGGCGCGAGTCGGCGGAAGCGCGGGCCTCGAAAGCGGCCGTGTAGAACTCCTGCATCGCGTCGTTGATCTCGCGCGCGAGTGCGCTCCCTTCGGGCGCATCCCGGAAGGCTTCATAGAGTTTGTGGCCTTGCGCTTCCTTGGCGGCCAGCATCGAGGGAATGTTGATCTGGATTTCCGCGATCACGCCGCCCGGCAAAACCACATTCACCAGAACATCCGCATACCCGCCATACTTGCGGCGGTCCTCCGGCGCCAGGTCTTGCCCGCGCGAGCGCAGCGGCGTGTCGCCCGTCCGGTTCTTCGGGGCGCGCAGTAGATCAAACTCCTTTTCGATCTCATCCATCACGCGCTGGGCATCGGAATAGCTCGACACCACGATGGTCGAGCGCAGCATGTCTTTCATGCCGTCGATGTCAAATTTCTCTTCTTTCACCAACTTCGGAACGGCCCGCTTGAGTCCCTTGACGGGCGCCAACTGCTGGCCGATTGCGCCGGCACGCCGGGCAATGTCGATGACCTTCTGGTCATAACCCGCCTTGGCCGCCTCGGCGCGCTCGATAAGCGGATTCAGCAACGCCAGGGCGCGCGCGCGCTCTTCCTCGGTAATAACCGGGTCGGACTTCTCGGCGTAATACTTGCGAACATACTCATCAGCGCGTTCCAGCACATCGGCCGCGATGTAGTTCTCGATGCCACCGGGATTGAAATTGTCGCCGTGGTCGTCGCCTTTCCGGTACTGGTACGGGCGGCCGTCGATCAGGACGGATTGTTCCCCTTCGCCGCCTTGAGCGCCGCCTTGATCGCGCGCTTCATCGCCGGGCTGCCGTCGATCTTGCCCGCCAGTTTCCTGATTGCGGGATAGCTTGGGTTCGGTTTCTGCATCATCAACTCCTCGCGCGGCGGTCAACAGTTCGCCCTTGCTCGGCGCGCGCGTCTCGCCCATCAAGGAAGTTTGCGCCGGGTGTCCGGCGGCTTCCAGGACACTGAAATATTCCTGGAGGAAGTCGGCGATCTTGCGCGGCCGGCGGATATTGTCCGCCAGGAATTGCAGCAACTCCCGCGTCTCGGGCGAATACTGATCCCCGAACATGCCGGACTGGGCCAGGGCATCCTCGACGGAACGGCCCGCGTCCTTGATGCGCGATAGTTCCTCGACGGCGGCCATCAGGTCGGGCGTGATGTCGGCATCGAACATCGACCCTTCGGCGATAGCCTGGCGCGACTTGGCGACAGCCGGCGCGGCGCGCATCAGCGCATTGGAGATACCGCGCAGGTTGTTGTCCAGGCTCTCGACCATGCGCAGCAGCACCGGGGAATCGCCGTAGGCTTTCGCCAGGATGGCGTTGCGCATGCGGATGTAGCCGGACTGGGAAAGCTGGCCGGTGGCGTCGATCATGCCGGATTGTTCCGTGCCCGGCAGGGACGCCATGAAGCGGCGCACGAAACCGCGCGAGGAACCGGAAGTGAAGTCGCCGGCCTCGTCCGGGTTGAGATCGTCCAGGCTGTCGATGCGCGCGGAATCGGCGCGGGCCTGTTCGCTCGGCGACATCTGTGCCACGGTGGAGGCGTTGGCCTGGCGGGCGAACTCGGCGCGGTCAACCGGGGTAGTGCGCACCCTAATCAGGATTGGTTTTTTCATGCCGGCCACTTGATCCGGCGTAAAACCATAACGATCCGCTTTGGCAGTTATACTCTCTCGATATTTCCCGGCCTTAAATCCGTTTGCTTCATACACACGCTTTATCGCCAGCGTGCGCCCCGTCCCCGACTCAACCAATCCGTCCTCTCCGGCGATTGGCGCTCCGTGCGCAACGAGCGGCGATTCTCCCAGTAAGTCTGGGTCAAGTTTTTGAGCAATCGTGGATACCTGCATTTCGTAACCGGCTCTGTCAGAGCGTGATCGCGGTTGCATGTCTGGTGGGTATATCGGGTTTGGACGAAGATTTGTGTCGTGGCTGGGTTGCAAATCATCCGCCTCGATCAAGGCCCAATAGCCGTCTAGCTTTACGCCGGCCTCGGTCGAGAATTGTGTGTTGGCGCCTCGCTGTAGTTTCGGCCAGGTCTTGGTGATGGCCTCGCGCTCTTCCATCAGGCCCGCCAGCTTGCTCTCAACCTCCGCGCGCTCGGCGTCGAACATCGGGCCGTAGTCCGGCTGCGCAAGTTCGTTCTTGCGTTGCAGCAGGACCTCACCCTCGGTATCTAGAGCGGCCACGCGATCCAGGGCGGTGATTGGCTTGATGTCCGCCAGGGCTTGCTCGGCGGCGGTGGGCTTGGGTGCGACGGGCGCATCGAAGGCAGTGGGGGCTGGTTGGGTGAGGATGTCGTCGGCGGGGAGATCTGCATCCTGGTCCGTCCCTTTGATCGCGCTTTTCCCATACGACCACGCTGCGGCCGGCACCTCGATTCCGGCGCCGCCAAGCTCGCCAAGCATTTCCATGCCAACATCAGCAAGATCGACAGCGCCATAGCCGGCATATTGACCGGCCGCCTCGGATGCGCCACCGCCCGCCACATCCAGCCCCACGGCCTTGGCGCCTGTGCCGATCTTCTGCGGGATGGTGCGCGCCTTGGTGATTTCCTTGGCGCGACTGGCGATTTGCGCGGCATTCGCTCCAACACCAAGTTCCGCGCGGGCGGCTTTCTCTGCGGCGCGCGCCGGGCCGGTAGCCAAACGACCGGCGCCAAGCGTGAATGCAGCATCGACGGCGGATGTCGTCGTCGCCTTGGTTCGCACATCGGACAAGGCGCCATCCATGAACTTCTTGTCAACCAACAAGGCGGCGACATTCTGTTCATTGTTTTCCAGGCCGCGCCGTTGCAACTCCTTGCCGATGGTGCCGATGAATTCAGAGCCAGCCTCCATGGGCCATTCGCCAGCAAACCCACCCGCCAGGCCGCCAGTGATTGCGCCCGCAGCGGTTCCGGCCGGACCCAATAACGAACCAGCAAGCGCGCCTGTTTTCGCGCCACCCATCATGCCGACGATGGACGGCGCCATGTTGGCGATCTGCGAGGCCGTCAGGTAGGCCGTTCCCTTCGGGTTGGTGATGGCCTGCTCGCCAACTGTCCAGATCGTCTTGCCGATGGCGGCGAGCTTGTCCACAGGGTTGTCGGACCAAGCCCCGGCTTGCTCGTACTCCTTGGCCGGGCCGGCAAAGGCGTGCTCGACCGCCGCCATTTCCTTGGGTTTCGGCTTGTTTTGGTCTTGCAGGGCGCGGCTGATAAGCGGAGGCGCATTCTTGTCGAATGATCCGGTCGCCACATCGCCCGACAGACGCGCGGCGGTAAGCGCGGATTTCGCCCCACCCACAGCCAGATCGGCGGCGTTGGAAAAAAAACCCTTGTCCTGGGGGTCTTCTGGTTTGCCGCCCTTGATCCCGTGCTTCTTCAGGATGGCATCAAACGGATCGTATTCGGTTTGTTCTTGGGACTGAATTCCGTGCTTGGCGAGAATATCGTCGAACTGGCTCATGGCGTGGCACCTGACCTGTAACTACGGTCATCGTGCCACGCATGGGAGGCTTTACTTCACGATGCCGGCGGACCTTGCCGCGTTGGTCAATTCCTGCATTGCCTGCTTATTGCCTGCGGCCTTGGCCTTGTTGAAGGCATTGACATAGGAATCATAGCCGGAGGCGCTTGGTTGCTGTGCGCCGCCACCAAGATACATGGCCAACCCCTTGTTGGTATCGGTGATGCCGTTCTTCGACATCCACTGCATGAACTCGCGTTCTTTTGCTTGATCCCGGTTGACGACCTGGCGCCCGGTCATTAGATCAACAATCGGTTTGCCTTTGCTATCCGTGGCTGGCGTGCTAAACGCCTGCGCGACCTCGTTCATTTCCACCTTGTATGCGGACGAGGTTGAGCTAGGTTTCACGCCACCATTCTTTTTCATCCACTCGTTTTCCAGGCGAGTCTGCGCGGCGTTGGCGTTGCTTGCAGCGACGGATGCGTCGCTGGCGCGGATGCTGGCCGCCGATGTCTTTTCCGCCCGCGCGTCGTCACGCTCGGCGTTCTTGGCGTCGGCATCCATCTTCTGCTTGTTCATGGCAAGTTCTGCCGCTTTGATTCCAGACTCCAATGAAATCGCGGCGTCGAACGCCGTCATGCCCTCGGCAAGCTCGATTCTTTTGCCATCCTTGGTGATGCCGATCATCTTGAAGCTTGGCGTTTTCATGGATGACTGCGCCGGCACAAGTTCAAGGTCGGCAAACTTGTGCTCGCCGTTCTCGTTCCATGCTTTCAGCGCGCCGGCCTTGTCGCCAGCGTTAGCCAACTTCAAGGCGTGTTGCGCGCCCTCTTCCTGGTGTTTTTTCATGAGGTTGGAGAACTGAATCGCCTGTAATCCGGTTGGAATTTCCCCGAAAAACGCGCCGATCCTCCCGGCCTTCTTGGCGTATTCGTAAGCGTCGGCGTTTGGGTCTCCGGCATATTGGCGAAGATACCAGGACAGCAATTCCGCTTTTTTCTCGTTCAGCGCCGCCATGGCATTCACCCGGTCCTGGCCGCGCAAGGAATATGCCTGCATCTTGAACTGGTTGAGCGCGTCAGCATCCTTCTGCGCCATCGCCTCATAGTCCACCGGCTTATCCCTGAACGCCTCCTGCATGCCCACCTTGGCGATCTCCGAGCGCGGCGTCTGTTCAGCCCGCGCAACGCCCATGGTGGGCTCGTCCGGCGCGTTCGGGTCGGCGGGGACCATGATGGATTCCTTGCCGGGGTCGCCGGGTTGCATGAACTTGGTGGCGCCGAGCTTCGCGTAGTAGGCGTCACCAGCCGCCCGCTCCTGTCCGGCGCGCTCACGTTCGCCACGCTGGTATTCCCGATCCTCGCGCCGCCATTCCATCTCCTGGCGCAACCGCTCTTCTTCCAGCTTCTGCCTCTCCATGGCGTCTTTCATGCGCATCCCGCCAAGGATGCCGCCCGCGACGGCGCCTACCGTGCCCAGTGTGCTCATGTCATTCCCCCATCTGCCGTTTCAGTTCGGTCTCGATCCGCGCGTTGCGGTTGCGCATGACATCCGCAGCCCGCCCGGCCATGCCGTTGCCCATGGCCTGGCGCATGGTCTTGCGCGCTTCCTCTTTCTTGGCCTCGTCGTCATTGGACGAGAATGCCGCGCGCAGTCGGCTCACAAATCCGCCGTCGGCGTAGCCTTCACGCTTCGCCAGGCCGGCGTCGTTGATCTTCTCCAGTGCCAGCTTCATGCCGGGCATCGCTACCGCGTGGGCGTTCACCACGAACTCACCATCGGACAGCCAGGCCGGAACCTTGTCGTCGGTCTTGCCGCCGGGGCCATCGACTTCGCCGCCCTGGATCATGTTCTCGCGCTCGACTTCGCCGCCGTCCTTGAACAGCCCGAGCACGGAACCCAGTGCCGCGCCTGCGGCCAGCCAGGGCATGGCGGTCGCGGCGCCGGCCATGGCTCCAGTCAGTGCGCCAGCGCCTTCGCCAACCGCCGCCCCGGTCATTGCATCGGCGGTCAGCGCGGTGGCGCCTTCCATTCCGGCATTCTGCGCGGCCAGCATGGCGCCCTGTTCGGCGCTGGTGTTCAATGCGATGGTGCCAGCATCCCCGGCGCCCTTCGCCAACCCGGCCGCTACGTCGTTCATGCCGGCGCCCTTGTAGGACTGGATGGCGCCGGTCAGATCCTGGCCCGCCGCCGAGGCTTGCGCGCCCAACCCTTCCGCCGACAACCCGGCGTTGCCGGACAGGTTGCCGACGTTCTCCATGATCTTGCCGCCCTTGGCTTGCATGGCGTTGGCGAATCCGCCGGGGCCTTCTTTGATGAGTTGCCCGGCGGTCTTGATGCCGTTCATGGACACTGGGCGTTGTTGCTGCACCGGGGCGGCGGGCGGCATGGGTTGGGGTCGGGTGCCGGCCGCGAACAATCCGCCCGTGGCCATACGCTGTGCCTTGACCTCGCCGCCATCGCGCATGGTTAGCGCCGCGTAGCCGAGGGAGGCGATATTGCTCAAGCCTTGCGCCTCGTTCGCCGCGCCCTGTTGCTTGGCGTTGCCGATGGAAGCCATGCCGCTTGCCGCGTTGCCGGCCTGGGCGGCGGCGTCGGATGGCATGCCCACCATGCTGCTGTAGAAATCCTTGGCCGCGCCGAAACGCTTGTCCTCGACGTTGGATAGGGCCTGGTTGACAGAGCCGGCCTTGATCGCCGCGCCCTGGATGGCGTTCTGGTTCGACATCGAGGCCCACTTGCCGGAAGCCGGGTTGAAGCCGTAGCGGGCCATGTTGCGGCCCATGGTGCCGGTGGTCTGGTCGATGGCCTGCTGTGCGGTGGTGGCCGCCTGGCCCGCCATGCGGTCGGCATATTCCGGGTCATCGTAGCGGAGCGAGGCTTCCCGGTAGCGGTCCACGGCGCCGGGTAGGTTTTCCTTACCGATGCCCAGCATGAACTCGGCGGTGTCGGCCTGGACGCCATAGAGCCGGTTGGCTTCCTTGTAGTAGGCCGAATCGCCGCCACCGCCTTTGTATAGGGTGCGGTTCCTGGCCCGCCCGGAAGGCGGCGTGAAAAAGATGGGATCGTGTTGGTTCATGGCGGACCTCGCAGTGGTGTCGCCATGCTGCCACGCATGGCTACAGGCTTTGCCGCATCATCGTGTAGGTGGTTTGCCAGCCGTATCGGTGGAACAGGCGCTCATGGCTGGCGCCGCACAGGCATTCCAGCACGGAAGCCCCTTGCACCCTGGCCCATGCCTTGAACTCGTCCAGATACTCGGCATGGTGCTCGCCGCCCATGTAGGCGATATGGGCCGCCCGGTAGTTGGGGTATTGCTTGAATTCGACAGTGACCGCGCCGCGCACTTCATCATCCACGGACCACACCAGCAGTTCGGCGCCGCCGTAGGCGATCTGCGCCCGGAGTTGGGAAAGGTCGCCCTCGCCCTGGTTCTTCTCTACAGCTTGCGCCAGCATGGGCGCCACGGCGGGCCAGACTTGATCCAGGTAGCGACGGTCGATGTGGGTCAGCATCAGGTTTCCACTAGTACGCCGACGGAGCCAGCATCGAACTCATCCGTCCCGCTAACCGTAGTGACCCGGATCATATCGAGCGCGCCAGCCAGGGTCTTCGCGCCGGCCGTCCACCACGAGTTTGCGGACGAGGACAGGCCGACACTGCCATCCATGACCCAGGTATCGTCACCATCATCCAGCCGCGTCAACGACAAAGACCCGTGATAAACCTCGCTGGCTGCGGCGGCCGATGCCCGGATGCGGAAGCCGTTGGTATGGTTGGTGGTTGCACCCGCATTCTGCACGGCCCCCAAGTAACTCCCGGTTTCCGGCACACCGGCCACGCCAAGCTGCACGATGATGGGCGACGTGCCATCCGTCGAAAGCCCGCTGAACATGATGGTGATGCGCTTCGCGTCGGCGGAGATCGCGGTGAAGTCGAACTTGGTGTTGGCGCTGGCGGTCTGCTTGGCCTTGAACGTGCCGGCCGCCAGGACAGCAGCGTCCGCATACGCTTCCAGCGCGGTTTCAGCCGTGGCGACGGCACTGGTCACGAATGCCGTGGTGGCGATCTTGGTTGTGCTATTGCCTGCCGCCTGGGTCACGGCGATGGTGCCGGTGGGTAGCACCGGGGTGCCGGTGAACACCTGGGAATCCACGTCGGCCTTGGCCACGTTGACTTGCAGCGCGTCGTTCATGGCTGCTGCGCACGGGCGTGAATTGATCTGATCGCCGGCACTCCATGCCTTTGCAGTGGTGCCGTCCACGCCGCGCACAACGGTCAGGATGTCACCAACCCGCGCCGTAGCTTTCACGGTCTCCAGTTTGTTGGTGGTGTTACCGATGGTCATGTACTCGTAGTCACCACCGCCGTAGTTCGGCAGCTTGGCGCCGGAACCCGCATCGAGGGTGATGGCCGTATCGTCTTCGGAGATGGCCGCCGCCAGGGTGGCGACGAAGTTGTTGGTGAATTTGATCTGGATGGCCATGATTTATCCTCAGTCGTCATTCACGGCGTTGGTGGTGAAGATCAGCTTCACGCCAAGCAGGATCGCGTCGTTTGTTACCGTATCACCACCGGAATCCGCGTCGCGGCTAACCTTGAAAAACACCATGTCATTCTCAGCCGGCGTGTCGCCCACGGTAATGGCTGACGTTTCCGCAGTGATGCGTAGGGTCAGTTCATTCAGCGTCGTGTCCACGACCGCTATGGCGGAGCCATAAACCCCAGCAATGGGATCATTGTCGCCGCGTGCCTTGGCCTGGATGCTCCAGATCACATCATGGGCGGGAGACTCCGCCACGGCGGTCATCCAGTAAAACCGCGCAGTCAGCGTGCCCTCGTTCCATGACTTCGGGAAAGCCTTGGCGAACTCCACGGATTCGTCGGTAGCCGGGTCAAAAGCCCACCCCTTGATGGTGGGCGAATCTCCACTGCTGTACGCGGCAGCGCCGCTCGTAGTGGAGGCATACATATCTTCGTAGGGCACCCAGATCGTGTGCTTGCCGGAGGTATCCAGTTCTTCAAGGGCGCCCTGCACGTTGTCGGCGGTGATGGCCCCGGCCGGAGTTACCGCCAGGTTTGCCGCGTTGGCAATGAATGTCGTCATTTCCACACCCTCTCAAAGATTTCCCGACGCTGGGCTTTCATGGCCGCGCCGGAGATGGATTGGCTCAAGTGGTCGCCGCGACTCACGTTGCGATGGAACAGTGGTTGGGCCAAGTGCTTGAACGCGCAACCCATCGCCAGTAGGCGCAGGGTCAGGTCATAGACATCGCTGGTCATCAGGCTCTCATCGAACCCGCCAGCGGCGACAAAGGCTTCGCGGCGCACCGCCAGGCCCGATCCCACGGTCAGGGATTCGCCATTGCGCAGTACCCGCTCCATGCGGGCGCGATCCAGTTCCACGCCACCCTGGCCGATGTAGTTCGATACCACCACGTCGGCGTCCTGGGCAGTCACGGCTTTCAGGTAGCCGGGCTCCCACCGCTCATCGTCATCGAGGAAGGCCAGCCATTCCGTGGTCGCATCCTTGGCCGCGTGATTGCGCGCCGCGCCCGGTCCGCCGGGCGTGCTGTCGATGCGTAGTTCCACCGAGTTTTCGCCGAGCGTCTGCGCCAGCACGCTTTTCACGGCGGCTGGCAGCGTCTCGCGCTTGGCGGTGGTGGCAATGATGGCGGTCACGATCATGGAGCTATACCCGTCACGCATCCAGACGGCGCGGACAACGTGCTGGCGATGATGCCGACCAGGCGCCATGGGTCATTCAGGGCTTCGTCCGGGGCGATGGTGATGACCTCTCCGGCTACCACCTGGCTGGCCAGGTCCACGGTCACGGTCGCGCTGGTGGCGAGCACGGGAACCGCCACCGAGGCGGAACTGAACGACGTGCCGGACGTAGATACCACAAGGTTGAAAGCGCCCTCGGCGCCGGAGAATTCAACCTCGAACGTCAGCGTGGCGTAGGTGTTGGATTCCACGGAGGCATTCGCGGTCAGGGGCATGGACGCGCCAGTGGTTTCGATCTCGGTGAGCCATGTACCGCCGTAGGACTGCCCAAGGCATGAGTCCGGCGTGAAATAGAACGCGCTGTTCAGGTTGGTATCGCAGCCGGTCGGGGTGTAGTGCAGGTTCACCCCATAGAGCCGGGCGTCCACGTCCAGGGTATCGTCGGTGTCGGCGCCATCGCGGCGCACAACGAAATGAATCTGGGCGCCTTCCTGGTAGTTGTTCGGGTACAAGTTATGCAGGGGCGCCACGAAGAAAGTATCGGCGTTGCCATCGGACGAGGAAATCGTGGTCATCGCGTACTCGACGACACCGCCGATGGCGCCACTTACCGGGATGGACACCAGTTGCACCTCCCACTGCACATCGTTGGCGGCCGGCGCGGAATCTGTGAACCACACCAGTTCCACCCAGAACGGGCCTCGGTTCCAGTCCGGCGGCATCTTGAGACCGAACTGGCCGTACTCGGAAATATCCGGGTCGAAGTCCAGGGAGTACAGCACAATGGCGGGCAGTGCGTAGCTGCTGTGCGTGGCGCCGCTCGTGCCAACAATGTCATCGGCGGGAATCCAGATCGTCCGGTCGCAGGCGCCGCAGTCGCTGGCGGAACAACAGGATTCTGCCAGCCGCTTCAGCCATTCGGTTCGGTTGGCCAGGGATTGGGCTTGCAGGTTCATCGGCCCGCCCGCGCCACCAAGCACAAGGGTGGTGGTTTCATTCTGTACCACGTCGGACCAAACAGGAACGCCGGTCAAATTGGCCATGTCATTCTCCGGAGAAATTCAGCCGCGCCACGATCTCGTTGATCTTGGCGATGATGTCGGCGTTGGTTGCGGTGGTCGGCAGCGCGGCGATCTCGCCCGAGCGCGTGCCGGTCAAATGGTCGAGCACCTGCTTCATGGGGTTGAGCACGCGCGCATGTTCCTGGGGTAGTGAAGTTGGCGACGGGATGTAGGGCGCTTTCATGCCGCCTTGACCTCCGCCATGCTGGTGCCCATGACGATGCGACGCACCGGCTTGTTACCGGAGACCTCGATCTCCCAGGTATCCGTCTTGAAGCCACGTGGCAGCAACATGGGTTTGTTGTCTTCCACCGTCTTCATGAACACCAGATCGCCATCGGCATAGACCTTGATTGCCAGGGTCAACGCGGTGAGCGGGTCGAGCACTTGCACGAAGGCGTCTTTCAGCGCCGATCCGTTCCATTCCCATTCGTTGATTCCGCCGCCCGCCCAACCGGAATTGAAGGCCCCGGCATTCCACAGCAGGATGTTGGCTTGCAGGTTAGCCATGGCCTGGGCCAGGGCATCCTCGTAATCCACCTTGGCGGCGATCTGCTCGGAAGTCAGCGCGTTGTCGGCGTAGACCTGGATAGCCTTCATGTTGACCGGCGCTGGCAGCACGAAGGTCTTGCTGCGCCACTCGTACATAGACTTATTCAGGGCGTCGGCATCGAAGCGCGCCAATTCATCCCCGTCCACCATGTACAGCAGGCCATCGTCGGCTCGTATGTGGGCCGCCGTGGTGGGTGCGTTGAGCGTGGTCAAGGGTGCTTCCGGCAGGGTGGAGTCGAACACCAGGGCGCCGCCGATCTCGCTGTCGCCGGCCAGGGTGCCATCCATGGTCTCGGAACCGTCCATGGCTTTGGCGCCGTTCATGGTGAATGGGCCTGCCGTGGTGGCCGAGTACCACAGCATGTAACGGTCGTCGTAGTAGATGCCGTACAGGGACTCTGGCGACTGGTTGCGCCATTCCTCCTGGGTGAACAGCGCCGTGGTGATGTTCTTGGCCTGGGTGCCCATGAGGTGGGTCACGCCGTTGTAGCTGGCGTAGAGAGCTCCCGTGCCATCGGTGGCGGCGCTGCGCTTGCTCATGCAGGGCGCGAACTTGGTGATGCGCTCCAACACCATGTTGTCCGGATGGGTGCCGGCGCAGTAGTACGGGTTGCCTTCCGTCAACACGTAGAGGCCCTGCCCTACAGCGACCAGGGCGACGATTTGTTCCGTCACCGCGAGGCGATAGCCGACCGGCCAGGCGTGGGGCTGGAAGGGCTCGCAGAAACAGATTTCGTTGCCGACGAACCCCGCCAGGATGCCGTTCGCCAGGGTCACCAGGCCGGACAGACTATCGGGCGGCGTGTCATATTCCAGGGTGGTGATGCCCTCGCCAAGAGCGGTATTCAGCAGGGCATCTGTTGCCGTCAGTACCAGCGGGTCGATGTCCTGTTCCAGCACGAAGAAGTAGGACGCGCCGTTGCTGCGGTACACCCGGCGCTTGGTCAGGTTGTAGTTGCCGACCGGCAGGGTGTCCTGCCAGGTCAGGGTGATGGTATCACCAGGTTGCCAGGCGGCCATGGTGACCGGGGAACTCGGCGCGCTCTCTTCCTCGATGCCGGAGAACTCCGACACGTAGGTAATGACGTAGACGTGATCCTCGGCAGTGCCCACGCCAACACCGTCCGAGGCCACGGTGGGCGCCGCGTCGGGGGCTGGAACGGCCAGCTCGTAATAGGTCTGGGGATAGGCCCCCGCCCCGGCGATGGCCATGGCGGAGTCGGTCTTCTTCGGTGCGCCGCTGCCGGTGTAGTAGTAGCGCCGATTGACCAGGCCATCCGCCACCGGGCCGAGCACGATGTCTACATCAACGTCCCAGGTAAACCAGACATCGGAGCCCTTGTCGTAGAACAGCGTGTGGGTGGTGTCCGCCACGTTGATGGTTGGGTAGACCGCCAACGGAGCGCGCCAGCCGCGCAATGTGCCGGCATGAAGCTTGACGTTCTCCGCGACCTGGGCCGCGTTGTGCGGCATCTGCGCCTCGTCCGTCCTCGGGACGATGCCACCGAAGGAGGGGCCAAGGGCGATCAGGGTCATACGAACCTGCCGCGCTTGTCGGGCACATGATGGTCAGCGCGCACATTGCCGGCCTGCTGTTTGTGCCTAGCTTCCTCGATGGCGTTGTTGAACGCCTGCCGGTAGGCGGCGGCCAGGTCGAAATTCGTCCACGGCTTCTTCGGCATGCGCATGAGACGGAACAAGGCACCGGCCGCGATGGCTTCGCGGTGATCCTTGAACAGGTCATCGGGAATGCCGGTGGCGGTCATGGCAGGTTTGAGCGCCACCTTGACCGTGATCGCGTCGGCCAGATCCTCGTCCGGGCTGGGCACCAGGATCAGGGTATCGGTGCGCTCTTGCAGGTAATGCTCGGGCGTGCCGGTCTCGTCGGGCCAGTAGTCGTATTTGTCGGACAGGTAATCGCCGTTCTTGGCGGTCAACTTCTCGCCTTCGTACCAGACATTGAAGACGTGGCAAACTTCGGTATCGGCGTCGGTCGGTGCCCAGGCGTAACCGCCCTGGCCGGTGACGGCGGCGATGGCCGGATGGTCCGCCTGATACACATGGGCGCGATCCATGAACTCGACGGCGGAACGCAGCACTTGTGCCTCGGCCAAGTCTTCGGCGATGCCCGGTAGCTCGGGCATGATCTCATCCAGGAAGTCGGCCCAGGTCTTCATAGCAGCCCCGTCTCGAACGCCTGCATGTAGGCGGTGGCGCGCTCGGCATCCGCCGCCTCTTCGTCGATGGCATGGGCGCGGCCGGTCGCGTAGTCGGCGGCGGCTTGCACCAGATGATCGGGAAGCGGGAAATTGTCGCCCAGCACCAGGTCCGCGTAGGGAACCCCGTACTGGCCGAAGCGGAGATCAGGCCGCACGACATAGGCGCGGCGGATGGCGGTGTTCAGATACCCCAGCAGGGTAGCGTCTGCGTACCGATCCTTGTCGTCGTCGTTGAGCGGGATGCGCGCAACGTCACACACTTCCTGCATCGTTGGCATCGGCGGCTTCCTGTGCCAGCAGAGCGGCGACCTTCTCGCGCATCTTCGCCTCGCTGGTTTTGTGATGGAATTTCTCGCCGAAACGGGCGGCGATCAATGACAGCGCGGTACGGTCAAGGTGTTGCAGGTCAATGACTTCACCCACCGGATCAACGGCGGAGAACCCAGGCATCGCCAGCAGGGCGAGCGCGTCCGCTTCCGGAACATCGCACACCATACCGAGCGAAGATCGGAAGACGTGGCGGACCCCGGAAGGCCCGTCCACACCGATCTTGATCGAAGCGCCCGGCGCATGGCCGGGCGGCATTTCGCACCGGATGCGCATGGCTTACATCTTGTTCCGGTAGAACAAGGTCACGCCCAGCGTGTAGGCGGCCGGCGTGGTAGGCGCCGTGGTCACTTTAGCCAGGATGTGGCGGTCGTAGTCCACGGCGGTCACGTTGGCCATGTTCACGCCAGTCTTGGTGATGCGCTGGGTAGACGCGGCGGTAACAGCGGTGGTCACGCCCCACGGGCCGCCGCCGTCGGCCGCCAGGGTCGAGGCCAGGGTATCGGCGGCGGTGCCGGCAGACGCGGCACCAGCGGCATCCTTGTCTTTCAGGTTTCCCACCGAGAATGACAGCACCATGGCGGCGGCGCCGGTATCGGGGTCGGTCATGTCCACTTCGATATCCACCGGCACGCAGCCGGCGGGCAGGGTGTGAACGGCGTCCAGGTAGTTCAGCACCATATCTGCGGCGAGCACCGAGAGGGTGGTACGGAAGGCCAGGACTTCGGCGCCCTGGGGAGTGGGCATGGAAGCGTCCTTGCCTTTCATGCTGTGGGAGTTGGTGAATCCGGTCATGATCTTGCTCCTTGTTCAGTTGAGGGCCGGCCCGGTCAGGGGCCGGCTGTCGCGGATCAGGTGCCGCTGTAGGCGGTGTCGATGGCCATTACGCCGAAATCCTGGCTGGCGGTGGCCTCGGTGGAGAACGCCACCTTCTTGCAGCCGAAGATGGAGGAGGTGGAGATCACCACCTTGTCGCCGTTGTCGCGGGTCTCCTCGAACCAGTCGAAGCGCAGGTTGGTGCCGGGCGAACCGAACGCCACCACGCCGGCCTGGGCGCCCAGGAACAGCGCGCGAGCGGCGCCGCCGGAGGCCAGGGACAGGGTGGAAGCATCGGCGGTGCCGGCCGCCACGGTGGCGGGCATGGTGGCGCCGGAGGCGAAGGTGCGCACATTCTTGTGGGAGTGCAGGATCACGCCCCGGTACAGACCCAGGCTGCCCTTGAACAGCGGCGAGTTGCGGCCCTCGGCGCCTGCGGCGGCCTTCTGGATGTCCAGCCACTGGCCGGTGCCGGTGGCGGTGCGCAGATCGTTTTCCTGGTAGGTGTGCATGACGCACACATAGGTCTCCATGCCGTCGATCTTGCACGGCTGGAGCACCGGCACGCCGGTCGATCCGCCGCCCTGCACGGTGGCCTTGGTCCAGGCGCGGTCGATTGCGTCCAGGCCCATCTTGTCGGTGATCTCGATGCCGGAGGTGACCGTCGGCATGTCGGAACCGTCGTAGCCGAACAGGCGATGCTCATAGTCCGGGGACTTCAAACTGTTGTTGGCGCGGCCGGTGTAGGTGGTGGCCAGGCCGACGGTGGAGGCGTTGCCGCCACGGGCGCCGGACAGGTAGATGAACAGCAGTTCATCGAACAGGCGCGCCCACCAACTGGATTGCTGGCGGCGGGCCTTGTCGCGCAGGTTGTTCAGGGTGCGCTTGCGGGTCATGCGCCCGCCAGTGTTCACCCCGCAGCGGGCCTGGTCGATATAGATGTTGTCGGAGTAGAAGCGTTGCCGCTCTTCCAGACCTTCCAGGGTGTCCTCGCCCTCGACCGGGGCCATGGAGAGTTCAGCCAACAGATCGTAGCTGATGTTCTCGCCGGCATCGCTTTCCAGTTCGGTGAGGATCTGGATGGGCACTTCGGCTTCGGCGCCACGGCCCATCATGCGGGAGTTCCAATACGACTTCTGGCTGGTATCCATCGCCAGAAGGCCGGTGTACTTCTTGACTGATTTGGGGTCATTCACCCCGATGATCGTGCGGGCCATGTCATGCTCCTGGTTGGTTGCTACACCAGGCGCACTCCTGCGCACCCTTCTCTACTGCTGACTGCAATCTGCCACGCATGGCGAGACTCATGCGTGTTTTTGTGTCTCCTCGATCCACCTGCGTTCCACGGTCATCTCGCGCGGAGAGACCACCCGCAGCCGGGCGATCTTGCCGCTCTTCGCTTCCAGCTCCACGCTGATCTTGCCGTTGTCGATCAATAGCGCCTCGCCGACATGGATGTCCAAGTGCATGGCGGTATGGGTGTCAGCGCGACTCATAACGGGCAAACGCGGCCGGGTTGGATCGCTTGAGGTTGGCCAGGGCATCCTCGAAAGCCAGGCCGTCCAAACTGTCCAGACCCGCGAACTCGTCCGACACATCGCCTGGGCCATCGGCGCCGGGCACATCCACCAGCGTCTTGGGTAGTCCTTCCAGGTTGGGTTGCCGGGTCTGCTTCGCCGGCTTCGTGGGCGCCACAACGCCATGCAGGGCCTTGACCCGCTTGTGGGCCTCGGTGATGTACCACTGCATATCCTTGCTGGCGTTCTCCGGCTTCTCGGCCAGGGACTTCAGGAACAGATCGAAATCCGCCTGCTTGTCCATGTCCTTGGCATAGTCGATGCCGTCAGCCTTGGCGGTGGTGGAGTTGAACACGCGCAGCGCGGCGAACCATTCGGCCTCGCCGGTTTGCTGGTTCAGTTCCTCGGAGATCGCCGCCTTGACGCGCATGTCGGTCAGGGCTTCGCGCTCCTGGTCGATCTTGCGGGCCTCGGCGCGGTACGCATCAAAGTCAAGATCGCCGCTCTTGAACTGCTGGGCCAGGACATCTTCCTGCTCGCGCAGGGCCTCGACCTTGGCGGTGTAGTCATCCGGGAGTTTGTAGTCGTAGGCAACCCGCGTCTTGGTGGCGGGTTCTACGGCCTGCGCTTCGTCGGCAGGCGGTACAGTGGGCGGCGCATCGTTGGTGGATTCGTCGTCGCCTTCATCATCATCTTCGCCATCGTCGCCGGAGTCTTCGGCCAGGGCCCTCAGGGCTTCGACATCATCCGGATCTCCGCCGGTAATCGCGGCGCGTTCCTCGTCGGTCAGGGTTTCCAGCAAAGCGGGGTCAAACTCTTCTTTGGCACTCATGCGCGAGACTCCTTGGTGGGTAATGTGTTATTCGCTTTCCTTGGCTTCCGCCGCAACGTCGGCCAGTTCCATCAGTTTTTCCTTGGCCATGGCGGAAACCTTGGCCATCAACTTCTTGTCATTCCGGATTTCCTTGGCGCGCATCAGGGTGCGCATGGCGTCCTCGACCATCCAGTCGTCTTCGCTTTTCATGCCGATGCTTTTGATCTTGCCCATGGTGGTCTCCGGTGAATGTGCCCGCTATATGCCACGCATGGCGAGTATTCAAGCCAAGTAGTTAATCCATCTCCGCAAGCATCAACAACAGCAGGTATTCCTCGTTGCGGCGGCGTTGAAGCATTGCGGCATGTTGCTCTGCATCGCGCTTTTCCAATAGTCCGGCCAGGGCTGCATCAACCTTCGGCATGTGCACCGTGACGCCACGCAATACAAGCGGCATCGAGATATCCGGCGTTCCGGTTATCTCATCCTTGGCAAGGATGCCAGGCGCATGGGTATCCTCCTGCCGCGTGGACAAACGCGACGATGGCTGGAGGCGCAGGCCCAGCAGTTCCCAGCGTTCCGAGACTTCCTCATAGGTGACATCACGCCACCGGCCGCCGTGGTATTCGGGTTGCGCTGCGACGGCTTCTTGCTGCTGTGGTCCGAACAGCACCCCGGCGAACAGTGCCCCCGCGAACAGCGCACCACGGCGCATCAGGGCCATGTCCACCTCATGACCCACCTATCCTTGCCTGGACTCCATACGGGCCGGCGAATCATGCGGAACAGCTTGCGTTGCCGGTGCGTCATGCCCCGTCCACCACCGTGGTGCCGTTGCCGGACGCATCCGAAGGCGTGAAGGTCACGCGCGGCGTTACGCCATCCAGACCCATGTATTTCTCGGCTGCGGTGCCCAGGCCGGAACGCTTGCCAGCCAGTGCTGCCAGCATGATCCGCTGCATCTGCTCGGCGGTGAGAGCGCCTTCCAGGACCATCTGCCAGACGGCAATGGCGATTTCGTTTGCGGTCGGAACTGCCATATTCGCCTCCACGT